AAAGCACTCAATGTTATGCCCTATGCAATCTCTGAACCGTTAAAAGTTCGTATGATTACTAAGGGTGAGTCATTGCCTTATTATTATTCTATGTTTTTTCAGCGTGCTATGTATAAATATATTAGAACTTATCCTCAGTTCTCTTTAGTGGGGTCAGTGGTTACGTCTGCTACCGTGATTGATATACAATCTCAATTATTCCGAATTGATAAGAAATTATCTCAATTTTGTTATAGTTCTGATTACGTTAATTACCGTAAAGACGATTACTCTTTCACTACATTGGGTTTTGATGAATGGGTTTCAGGTGATTTTTCCTCAGCTACAGATTCTATTAAATCCGAGTATACGGTTGCTGCATTCGAACAATTGCTTGATATGTCTGGTCTGACAGATGTTGATAAGAATATCTTAAGAGGTTGTATTTATAGTTCAAATTTGTTCTATCCATACCCTAATAATAATGTTTACTTTCAACAGTGCGGTCAATTAATGGGTTCGCCCTTGTCCTTTCCTATTCTATGTATTATCAATCTAATTGCATATAAAATTGCATTTGATCGTTATCTTTATGAAAATGACTACAATGGACCAGAGATCACTCTAAAGGAACTTCCAGTGAAGATTAATGGTGATGATATATTGTTTCCTTCCAACCGTGCATTTTATGTATTATGGTTAGAATCGATTGAAGAAATTGGTTTTAACTTGTCTATTGGAAAGAACTATATTCACCGAGATATAATTATTATTAATTCTGTGATGTATGTTTTATATTTTGACGCAGAAATGTCATCTGATTATCTGGAAGGTTTCAAGAATAGCACGAAGTTTGAGAAAGATCTGATCCGTAAGGATTCTGAGAAAATTCGTGTCAAACATGTGCCTTATTTGAATATCGGCCTTTTAACAGGGCAATCGAAATTAACTGTCAGAACCTCAAAGGAACTTTTACCTTTAGATTCTTGGTATAATGATGTTGTTCAATATTCTTATAATCCACTCCAGTCGCATAAGTATTTTTTGCACTATCATAAAGATAGATTGGATGTACTTTCAGAATTTGGTAGATATAATTTTTTTATAAGCAAATTGCTAGGTGGTTTAGGTTTTATCCCACCGCCGGGTTTATTTGTTATCTATACTGAGTTCCAAAGAAAGCTTGCTACCATACTTTATGAAAAGATAATCGGTTTTAAAGGTACTATGCTTGAGGCTGTTAAGGCTCTCGTCTTCCGTCCCCTTAAGGGTGTCTC